AGAGAATGCAGATACAAACATGGAAGTTGCCAATGTTCCTATGGGGGTTGTGTCTGATGCTGATGGTGCTCCCGGTCCCTTTAGCGGAGGTACAGGAGTTGAAGATGATCTAGATATGGAAGTAGAAGCAGGTTCCTATGTTCTTAATGCGGAAGCTGTACAGTTAATTGGAATTTCAGATATAAATGAGGTAATTCGTGATGCATATTCTATTGCCGTGGCACTGGGTAAAGAAGTGCCTACAGACTATGATCCACAAAATAAAGTCCCTATTCGCATCTCTAATGGAGAAGCTATCATACCTAAAGCGTTGGTAGAAATTATTGGTCTTGATAAGCTGGAGAAATGGAACCAGAAAGGTCTTCAACTCAGGAAACAAAAAGAAAAGTTCATGGCTCAACAGCAGCAGCAACAGCCACCACAACAGCAACAAGTAGCATCTGAAGCTCCTATGCAACAGCAGATGGGACAGCTTATGGATAGGGGTGGTGAGGTTGAAGGAGATTTTGATATTCCTATGTCTCAAGCAGATGCACAAAGAAAAGATGCAGAAGAGGCATGGGAAAAATTTATGTCAACTACTGAACCAGAAAAGCCTGAACCATCAGTAATGAATAGTCGTGCTGAACCATTAGTAAAGACTAGTTCTTCTGAAGTAGAACAGTTATCTTCTGATGATACTATTCTTGGTGGCAGCGGGGATGATATTCTGGATAAGAAAGTACAGCCAGTACAAGTAGAAATACCAGAAGTATTACCATCAGTACAACCTAAAACACCTACATCACAACAAGAATTGGCTGAACAACTTCGAGAAGGTTACAGACGAGAACATGAAAATTTAATTGCTACTGCAATTAAGGATATACAAAGTAAAAAATATACAGAAGGAAAACCATATAAAAGAAGAAATATAAGTGCTGCTATTGAAGCAGTATCAAAAGTATTAGGTGGGAGTCCTAAATATAAAGAAAGAACAGCAACATTTTTAACAGAAATTGCTAATGCAGAAAGTTCTTTTGGAGGTAATCCAAAGACGAATAAAAAAGAAAGTAATATATTAGGTCCGTGGCAGGTAGGAATGGGAGATAATCAAGCTTATACAGAAATTAAAAGAAGACTTGAAGTCTATGAAAAAGATCGTAAAAATAAGAAAACTAATCCTAGATTTTCTTCATTAAGAAAAAATTTAGATAGCTTTAAAGTAACATCTTGGGGAAAAAATATTAATTGGGAAAATCTTTCAAGAAAAGATATGATGAATCCTTTGGTAAATGCCACTATTGCTAGATTATACATATCTACAATAGATGAGAAAGATATTCCTGCTACTATAGAAGGCAGAGCAAAATTTTGGGCAGAAAAATATAATACTTTAGCAGACAAAAAAGGAACTGCTGCTTATTATTTAAGTAAAAATTAAAAGATTTCGTCTGGATACCCGATAGTCGGCCCCAGACATTAACACCAAATAGGGACACCCAAGTTTTCTTGGCCCCCATAGGAGGTAAAGACCATGACTGATATTAACACAGAAGAGGAAACACCAGAGCCTACCCCATACCAGAATGCCTACAGGAGAACACTAATGGATGATGATCCTACTCCTGAAACACCAGACCCTGAACTTCTTGACCTTTCAGATGGAAATACTCAAGAACTTGAAGGAATGATACAGGCACAGGACAGTAAGGAGCATGATTGGAAAAAGCGTTATAGTGATCTGAAGAGCTATCATGATCGTAAGAATAACGAATGGCTCCAACAACAGGAACTTACTCAGGCCAAACTAAAACTGGCTGAACAGCAAGCTTCCACTCCACGAAATCTTCCAAAGTCTACTGAAGAACTGGAAGAGTTCAAGACTGAATATCCTGATGTTTATGATGTTGTGGAAACCGTGTCCAGACTTGAAGCGGATGCTCGTATGAAAGAAGTGGAGGATCGAATTGAATCTCTACGGAAAGCAGAGCAGGAAGCACAGGTCAGAACAGCAGAGAAGGAACTACTTTCAGTACATCCAGATTTTCTAGAGATCAAGAGTGATTCTGAATTTCTCACATGGCTGGAAGAACAACCTTCAAGTATTGCTGATGGTATCTACAAGAACAGAACAGATTCTAAATGGGCTGCCAGAGTGATAGACCTCTATAAATCTGATAAAGATATTGGTCAAAAGAAAAGAGGAAGACCCAGAAAGACTGAAGCTGAAGCTGCAAAGGCTGTAACTAGAACAGAAAGAGCCTCTGCCACTTCCAGTGAAAGTGAAAAGAAAATCTGGACTTCCACTGAAATTGCCCGATTAAAGCCACATGAATTTGAGTCTCTTGAAAAGGAACTTGATAAGGCAAATCGGGAAGGAAGAATTATACCATAATAAACACAAGGAGACTTAATCATGGCTGAATTTAGTTTAGCTGCTGGTTATCAGAATTTACCTTCGGGTAATTGGGTACCGGCAATTTACAGTCAGAAAGTACTCAAATTCTTCCGGCGTTCTTCGGTTGCAGAAGCTGTAACCAATACCGACTATGCTGGAGAGATTGAGAACTTTGGTGATACTGTAAAGATTATTAAAGAGCCTTCAGTGACTGTGTCGTCCTACACTAGGGGTGCTGTTGTAAACACCCAGAATCTTGCGGACAATCAAATTACCTTGACGGTTGATCAGGGTAACTACTTTGCCTTCAAGGTTGATGATGTGGAAGAGCGACAGAGTCATGTAAACTGGGAAGCTCTTTCGACTTCTTCGGGTGCCTATAGCTTGAAGAAGGCGTATGATTATAACGTCCTGAAGGTGATTAGTGATAATGCCTCCACCGATACTACAAATCTCGGTGCGGCAGGTTCTGCTATTTCATGTAATACGGGTAATGAGTGTGCTAACTATCTTAGTACGTTCTCCCGTCTTCTGGACGAGGCTGATGTTCCTGAAGACAATCGTTGGATTGTGGCACCGCCACAGTTCTATGAAATTCTTCGGCAAGCTGATGCCAAGTTAATGGACTCAAGCGTAACTGGTGAAGATGCCTCCGCTCTCTTGAACGGTGCTGTTACCAGTCGTAAGGTTCATGGTTTTAGTTTGTATCAGACTAATGCGATTACTGTTGGTACGGCAGGTGTTGCTGCCAGTCATACTTTTGGACCCTCCACTACAAGTGGCGAGACGATTGTTCTTGGTGGTCATAAGAGTTCGACATGCACCGCTTCTGCCATTGCCAAGACTGAAGTTATTCGTGACCCCGACAGCTTTGCTGATATCGTTCGTGGTCTACACGTCTTTGGTCGCAAGGTAATTCGTGCATCTGGTACTGGATTTACGGGTGTCTATAAGGGCATCCCTGATCTGAATACTTAGAAGGAGGACTGACTTATGGCTACTCATGATAAAACGGGTAAAGGCGGTACGACAGGTCATCCTTCAACGGGTGGTCGTAGACCTTACCTAGTAGAAAATACTAGTGACGTTTCGGACTATGATCCTGCTGCTGGTGACATCATTCAGATGATTGATGTTCCTGCTGAAACGCTGGTTATGGCGGCAGGGCTTGAAGTTCTAACTGCAAGTTCCAATTCAGTGACCTTTGATCTTGGTATCACGGGTTCAACTGCTGGACATCATGATCCTGATGCTTTTGTGGATGCTTATGATGCCACAGGTACTGGACATGCTCCAATGGATGCCACTGATGCAGCCGCAATGCTCATCGTTAAGACGGCAGATACCATTGATGTTCTAACTGCTGGTGCTCAAGATACAGCCGGTAAGTTTAGAGTATGGGCTGTTCTCTGTGACATCTCAGGTGTTGACGAGACGGATCATAACTAAAAATGATTGTACTGGGGAGAGCCTTCGGGTTCTCCCCTTTACTACAGGAGGTATAGTATGGCAGTGGAAAAGTTAAATATTACTGATATTGATAAACATGATGGATATGCGTCTACCATCAAATCTGGAAATACAGTTTGGAATGCCAGAAGTACACAAAAAGTATACAGGGAAGAAGATAAAGTAGAGATATTGGAAAAAAAAGTTAATGCTATGCAGGATACTCTGGAGAAAATTTTAAAAATTGTAGGATGATATTATATATCTATTATACTTTCATGGAAAATTCAAAACTTATGGCATTTATAAAAAAATATTTCTCTAGACATTCAATATTAATAGGAATACTTTTTGTATTTTTAATTATTTTTGGACATAGCGCATTGGTGAATGCACAACAGCCACAAATGAGAAGTGGTCCACCCATATATTGTGGCACGAAAAAGATCATACATTCAGGTATAAGAAAATTTGAAGAAACAGAACTTTCTGTCTTGACTAAATCAAATCCTTCAGGATTATATTTTATACTTTTCAGAAGTTTTAATACAGGTTCATGGACTATCGTAGCTTATAATGTTCCCAATCTTTCTCCTGAATATTCTTGTATAATGTTCAGTGGAAATTCTTCCTATATTCTTCCTGATATAAAAGAATTACAAAAATCTTTGGATAAACAAAAGGAAGGTCTGGCTGAACAGATAAATCCATTATTAGAAAGTGAATTATGAATGGCAGATTATCTAACATTATCGAATAGAGTTCTGGAATCTCTCAATGAAGTTACCTTTTCAACTTCTGATTCGGGAACTGAATTTGGTACATCCAGAGGTATTCAAACTGCCGTCAAGACTTTTGTAAATCAATCAATCAATGATATTTATAATTCAGAACTTCAATGGTCTTTCCTTCATTCGGATGGAACACAGGCAACTACAGCAGGTACTGCTGAATATTCTCTTCCTTCCGATTACAGGCATGTAGACTATGATACTTTCATTGTAACACCAACG